GCTATATGGTCACAATTGCGATCACAAGTTTTGTTCTTTAAGACGGCTGCGCCTCTCCTCCCTGTCTCACGTTGGTTTGACTCCTTGCGTGAGTTTCTTGCAGCCGGACCTCGAAGCGGTCACCCTATAACCGAGGGGGTGGCCGTTTCTTTTCCCAACATGAAATGCTCTGTTTGCGACAGCGTCTTCGACATTGAAGCAGAAGGCGGCATTGCTGGAGAATTTGGAATCTGCCCAGTGGCCTTCTGCCCGTGGTGCTTCGCGTCGATGACCGATATGGTGCAACAATGTTGCTACCGATGCCAGGAAGATGAACTAGAAGATGCAAGAGCATTTCTGGAAGAAAACCCTCCCTCAATAAACTAGTTGACAACCCTCCTGTACATATGGGATAACCCCTAGAGGAGGATTCGTAATGTCAACTAACTTGCTAGAAGAATTTTTTCAAAACCAACGGCTCGTCAATCAGATGGGCCGGGTTGCGCGGTGCGAGAGCGCCGCTGCACGGGCCAATGACCCCAACTTTAAAAGGCTTTGGCTTGAGAAAGCCGACGCCATCCGTGAGACTTTTAAGCGGGAGATCAACTGATGAAGGTGCAGGTTGATTTCACGGTTGATATTGACGCGACGGCCTGGATAAATAACTACGGTTGCGGGGCGCATGAGGTGCGCGAGGACGTGCAAGAATACGTCAAATATATAGTAGTGTCGCAACTGGCTAAGATGGACGCGCTCACTGAGGAGATCGACTGTTCTTGTGTGGAATTGGAATACAGCCCGATTCCAGACCCAGCCTGCCCACTTCATGGTGAAGGGGAAACCAATGACCCGTAAAAACCCCGTCGCAAAAAATCTCCGATCCCCGCGCTACCGCAAGCGTGTGGTAGAATCGAGAGTGAAGTACTCACGCAAAAAGAAGCATAGCAGGGGGAAGAGATGATTGCCAATCTGTATCAATCTTTCGTGGATGCCTTCCACCGCCGCTTTGAGGTCCAGGACCTCGACGGCGGCGGCGCGTCCGACATCGTCCTGGAAAAGAAGAACGAACTGACGATTGGTGATTTGAAAAAATTTGTCCACCTCCCCTCGTTCTTTGAGTACCCCGTCCCCATTACCTGTCCTCATTGCAAGCGCGAACAGCTTGTTGGTCATCTTGAGTGGTCCAAGCTTACCTGTCCGGGTTGCAAAAGTGACATCCGCATCAACAAATGGATAATAAGGAATCCAAACAAATGATAGTTTTAGCAGTAGTGATATCGGCATTGTTTCTGACGGGCAATGCCGACTTCTTCGACCAAGCCGCCCAAGAGCGCGAGCAAGGTTACACGTGGCACTATACGGGAAAGCAGCCTCTGGACCCACGGTCCAAGGCCCTGCCTCTGCAATGCATGCATGAAGGCAAACCCTGCGGTGAGCCGTTCGTTTTGTGGAAGCTGAAAAAATGACTGACAACTTTAACGGCCCGTTAATGTCTGCGGCAAAAGATACGCAGACACAGTGGCGCATCAAAAAGGTGCGCGAGCAACGCGACGAAGCTGTCCAGCTAACGGTTGACAACATGGTGACGATTGTGGCCAAGGATGCCCGCATCAAAGCACTGCGCGAGGCCCTGGAAGAAATTCGTGACGTGGCCCGCATCTCTGATGGCGTCGAGTGGTACGCCATGAAAGCCGGAGAAGCTCTGACAAAAGACGACGCTCCATGAGCTTGCTTTGGCATAAACTAATGCTGTGGTGGCGCGGCTATCGCCGTGTCGGACCGCAACATACCCCGAAGACTACACCAACCAAAAAGGAGGAGAAGATGCCTAAATTTGTTGTCTACGGACCCAACGGCACCAAAACCGACATCACCGACGAAGTGGAGAAGTCCACCAGCGAAGATGATATCAAAACGGCAGTGCTGAAAGGTCTCAAGCTGAAAGAAAAAAAGAAGTGACGTTCAAGCTTCTTTACTACAAGGAACCGGACCCTGATGTTTACCGTCAGGGTTTCCGGCCCTTGCCTCCAAAAAATCCGTACCGAAGCAGCCTTTGCCTGCGGTACGAAGAAGAATCCAACCTAGAAATCGTCAACGAGCCAGTGTCCATAGACATTGTTGTGTGAGGAGATGACATGAAACCCGTACCAGCCGACGTGATTCTTAGATTGCGAAGAGAAGCCAGCGAGCATCTCAGCAACAAGGAAGAGCATCCAGAACAGACCTCGTTGCGAGCCCTCTGCCACGCTTTTCTGAACCAGCATAAAATTAGTTGAGGAGTCCGACATGAATGATAGTCTTTTTGCAGCGCGAGAAGAGCTTGAACATAAAAAGTTAATTGGGGAAAATTCAACGTGTCCGTGCTGCGGGCAATTTGTCCGCGTCTACCCGCGCCACATAACGGGCCGCATGGTCCGGGATCTATGCAACATTTATAAGCTTGGTGCCGTCAAGTCCCTCCAACTGAATGCGGCAGGCGGTGACCATGCGAAATTGAGGTACTGGGGCTTGGTCACGCAAGGCGAGGACATGCTCTGGCGGATAACCCAGAAAGGAATCGCTTTCTTGTTTGAGCGAACCAAAGTGCCTGAGACCTGCTTTGTTTACAATGGCGTCGTGCAGGGTTTTGGGGAAAAAATGTGCGGAGTGAGAGACCGTGTAGGTAAGAAGTTTGACTACGATTCCTTGATGGCAACCGTCCCAAACCTGTCCAATAGAGCGGGGCTGTGACTGACCACGTTACATGCCCCTGGTGCGGCCAGGTTACGCGCCTGGAGCCCGTCGAAGGACGCATGGTATGTACAGCGTGCAAGCAACCCGTCTACGATGACACGGAGGAACATACGAACGGGGCTTTTAGCCAAGCCTAGTCGCAGCCTGACCTGCGATGATTCAGAAGTGGTGTAGCTGACCACAAACAAAGGGCCACGCATTGGAGAGTGCCGTCAACGGCTGGCGTGAGGTAGAGGTAGATGGACGGTAACGGTAGCTCTGTTACCCATAAACTTTACTGACTACTAGCCGTACTTGAAAAGGAAAGCATTTGTCTACTTTTAAAATGATACCCCTGATAATTCTCCTGATCCCCGCGACAGCTAAAGCGGACGCCCAGACGTGCATGGCAGAGGCCATGTACTTTGAAGCCCGCAGTCAAGGCGTCCTGGGCATGCTGGCCGTTGGCGTGGTCATACGTAACCGCGTCGATCATCCCGCCTACCCGTCCACCGTCTGCGGCGTGGTCCGCCAAGGCCGTCTCAGCGACGGCAGGGTTTACAAATGGCAATGCCAGTTCACGTTTTACTGTGACGGCAAACCAGAAATCCCCACTGACCCCGAAGCGTGGACCACGGCGCGTTCGTTAGCCAAAATTGTCCTCGACAGCCGCCTCACTATGCAGGGCCTGGAGAACGCCACCCACTACCACGCCACCACGGTCCAACCCACTTGGGCGCGGCGCTTCCGGCCCTGCAAACAAATAGGAGAACATATCTTTTATGTCAGCCGATAAACGATGCCCCAAGTGCGGCGGTACGCGAGAGTTCGTCTACGAACTTAATTACATCCCGCAGTATTACTGCGCCACGTGCGACGAAGAGAGCACCTCTGAAACTGAAGCCTACGGACCCGACGAGCGCGCCGCCGACGAGGCTGGCCTTTAGCGTTCCCGATTCGTTCCAAAAGTTATCCACAACTTTATACACTTATCCACAAAAAGAATGGGTTTATTAACCTTTTGTTAACCTTTATATGGGATAATACTTATACAAGAAGAGCAGCGGACCCAACCGCGAGCCACGCTATTTGACATTGTGAATACGAAAACCTTTTAAGTGAGCCCGTGGCCTCTACAAAGGAGTCAACCATGGCAAAACTCAAAATGCGTCCCGTCGAGCACGGGACAGACAAAAACCGATACTGCGGCCCGTCTGTAATATCGGCAGTCACAACCCTGACAACCGGAGAAGCCGCTAGGCTCATCCGTCTACAGAGCGGTAAGCGTTCAGTAAAAGGAACGAGCACTTCCAACGTGCGCCGCGCACTCAAATCGTGCAACATCAAGATGACATTCGTACCAGCCCCTACAGGCTCAAGGTACGGACGGTCTAGCGGCGTTACGCTGGCGCGGTGGCTCAAGCTCACACACGGTAAACGAGCTAACCGCATTTTCCTGGTTACCGCAGGGTGGCACTGGCAACTCGTAAGTGGCAACCGATACGTCTGTGGACGTACCGGAGAAATTGTTTCCATAAGAGACAAAAAAGTAAAACGTCGAGCACGGGTGGCTGATGTCTACGAACTGACCTCTGACAGCGTCACAAAACCGGACATCGATGTCCGTAAACCAAAAGACCCGAACGCGAAAATACGGGCCAAGGTGTATCGACTGCGCGATAAAATCGGCGCTGACATCGAAGTGCATCGAAGCTACGGAGACATGTTCGTGTACCCGCCAACTTCGATTTCAGAAGAAGATCCATACGACGGCGACCATCATGCCAGTTGCTGGAATACAGCTTTAGAAATGCTGGAAAAATATCAAAAAATGCTGGCAGATTGACCACTAACCACGCACCACGGTCACGGGCTCACTCAAAAGGTTTCCAAAACACGTCCCGTGCGTCCCACTATAAAGCTATATTTATAAATATGACTTTTTTATTTTCTCGATTCAAAAGGAGGGATTGGTGGGACACGTGGGACGGAGTCAATATTGCCTTATATACCAATGCTTTGGAGACCAAAAAACTGTCCCATCACCCGTTGCACATAATATCGCTTATGGGACGATTTTTAGTTAATTTCAGTTTGTTTTTTTCCGTTTTCGTGCTTCACTACCGAAAATTAACTAAAACGCGATTTTTTTTGTTAACTTTTAGGTCGAGTTTGTGGGACAGAGGCGGGACAGCGTTGAAAACAAACAATAAATTGGTGTTTTGAAGGGTTTTTTGAAAACATGGAAAATCAACTGGTGGGACGGAAAAAAAGGCTTAAAAAGCTGACGCGGAGGCAAGAAAAATTCGTTAAGGAGTTCGTCTCAAACGATGGATTGATGACCATGAGGGAAGCGGCTATTCGTGCTGGCTATCCCGCCGCAAGCGCCCACACGAGAGCTTATGAGCTTACAAACGAACGCCATTGTCCGCATGTGGTTGCTGAAATCAAACGATACAGAGCGGAACTGGATGAGAAGTACGGCGTCCAGTATAAACGCCACATACGCGATCTTCAGATCATACGTGACAAGGCCATGGAAAACGGAGCATACAGCGCCGCCGTCCAAGCGGAATACCGTAGGGGTCAGGCCCAAGGCGATATATATGTAAGTAAATCAGAAGTGCGGCACGGCAGCATCGATCAGATGAGCCGGGAAGACGTGGAGAAAGAGCTTGAGCGAATTAGACAAGATTTTGAACCAACTATCGAACTCAAAGCCGTCGAAGTCCCAGAACAAGATTCCAACGACGGCATTGAACCGGGAAGCGGGGTTGTGGAGAGTAATAAAAGACGGTCTAAGAAAAACGGAAAGAAAAATTGAGACCACGCGCCTTGAAAGCTGGGCCACGCCAGGAGTCCCTGACGTATTGCTATGTGATGAGCGTGGCGCGTTTAGCTTCCTCGAACTTAAGGTCGTCAAGCGCAGAGCTTCGAAGGTCGATCTCTCCCCCCATCAGTGCGCTTGGCTTAGTCGCCATGCCCATGGCCGTGCTTTTGTTGTCGTTCGCGAGCCTTCTTTGGCTGTTAGCATTTTTCCTGCTTCCGCTGCTGTTGACCTTCGCCTGGATAAGTTTTCAACCCTGGAGGCTATGGCTGTTTTTGAAGAGCCGTATAACTGGGATGAATTTTTCCGCTTGATTTGTCCGCTGGATGATATATAAGAGAAGTCCTGTACATTAATAAGGAGTCAGTAGTAACATGACAAATATAGAACGCATAACGCATATAATGGAATTTTCAAAAGCTGGACCTATGGCGCAGTTGGTCATAATGGATGCAGTCTTTAAGCATTGTAAAGCAATAGTCGAAAACAAGGAGACAGTAATCCAAGAGATGGAAAATAGTTTTGTTCACGGTCCTGCGTGGGTTCAAGCAGCAAAAATTATTTTAGACGAACTAGAGTTGTCGGAGGCTGCGTGATGGATTGGCTTGTGGATTATCTAAGCCGTGTCTTTGAACGGTTGGCCCTTTGGCTGGAGGAAAAAGACCAGGAGGATTCGCCATGACGGTTAACTGTTCTTTAGATCGGAAAGAACGTTCCGAAATGGCGGCGGCTGATCTAAACCGTGCATGTAATGTAATGAATTTTGATTCCGAAACGTTTGTAAACGAAGTGCGGCGCGAGCACCGGACGATTCAGCAAAATACAGCGCGGGTTTTATTCGCGCTGATTGAACGCTGGGCCGGGGATTTTGAAAGCGGCAATTTTGATTTGCGAAATGAGGATACCGTGCGAGCTTGTAAAGACATTGTCGAAAACGTTTCCAGCGATGTTTTTAATTTGCGCCATATTTAGTTGACTCCCTAGCGTAAACTGGACTCCCGTCTCAGCGGCGGGAGTCTTTTTTTCTTGATGCGCTAGGATTTATCCCATATATTACGTCCAGGTTAAAAAATAGGAGTCAGCTAATGTTAAATTGTACAGCGACAAGCCAAGCCAAGAAAACTGCCGGGATTGCCGTCGCCTATAGGGCCGGATCCGGCGAAATGTTCGGAACATGTCCGGACGCTTGCGCCCTTAAACCAAAACAAACGGGAACCAAAACAATTGACCGGGAATATGAGCGGGCCGTGCGGCGGGCCGTGCCACGGCGCGGGCAATCTTTTTTATTCACTCATTTTAAGCCAGCGCAATGGGCGGAAAAGAACAAGGCGGGGTTTTGCGTTTTTAATTACAGCGCCGATAAAATTAAACTGGCGGCGCAATATGTAAAAAAGAAAATTGCAACGGTTACTGTAGTGCCAGAGTCGTTTTGGGATGATAAGAAAAAGAAAACGGGAATAAAAATAAATGGCGCTCAATTTGTGCGCTGTCCTAATGAAACAAATAAGGATATCGGTTGCGCCCGTTGCGGAAACGGGATTCCATTGTGCGCCCGCCATGACCGGGAATATGGAATCATTTTTACAGCGCATGGCGCGGGCAAGAAAAAAGCGGGGGATGTAAACCAAGCGGGGGGATGCTATGCCGGGGGCGGTAATGTCGCCATACATTGGCGCAACCTATCGAAAAAAGAACAAGGCGAAACGGAGGCAGAAATAATTACAAGGTTTGCGAGCGGACTCGCGCCCGGTTCTATTTTTCGCCCGCATATAGCGGGGGATCTAGGGCGTGCAGACAAACCCATGAGTCATGTAGAATTTAGCGTTCTAGCCGACATGGGCATGATATAGCGCCATCGATGTCCCTTCCCTGGACGCCCGCCAGTTATTCGGCGGGCGTTTTCTATTGTAATTTTAAAAAATACACTTGTGTTATGGGGGTTTTCTGATATTTTCTTATCAGTTGTCGGATTCCCCGGCGGCGCATTTTAGGAGTCAATTATGGAAAACAAAAAACATACGCTTGAAACGTTATTGAAAAAGGTCCAGGACCAAGCGGCCCGCAAGTCGGACTTTATCGCGGCCACAAGTGCTTTACAGGTTCGGACTTTGGAAAATGAAAACGGCCCGAATAAAACGCAAGTTGTGCTGGAAGCAACCGGCGGCGAACCGACTAAGATACTCGACGCCAATGACGTGGCGTTTGACCAACTGGCTACGAAAGCCGGACTCGACGTTAGGACCGCCCGCCGGTTGCAGGCGGATTATCCGGATGTTTTGGATCATGCTTTGAATCGTATACATGAGTCGGAACCCCGCAAGGCTATGCTGCGAACCTTTGATATTTCGCAGCATACATATGACCCGTTGATTCGTGAATCATTTTCGGACGGTTCGAGTTTAGTTGCGCCCGCCAGTACTGGCATATTGCGGGCCGTTGTTTCCGATAAATTTAAAACGTTCGATAACCCGGATTTATTGGAAGCGGTTTTACCGCCATTGATGGAATCCCCCGCACAATGGGAAATAGTCAATGCGGACATTACCGATAAGCGGTTGTATGCCCGGTTTAAATCCTTGGCAATTACCGGCCACGGCGCGAATGTGGGGGATTTAATGGCGCAAGGGGTTGTCGTAAAAAATAGCGAAACCGGTCATGGTAGCGTGTCCGTTGCTCAATTAGTCTGGACTCTTATTTGTCTGAATGGGATGCAAACAACGAATCAGAACCGCACGGCGCATTTGACTAGCTCGCGTTCGGATAGCGAAACCTGGAATATTCTAACCGACGAATCCAAGCGCCTGGACAATATAGCCTTGGCGTCCAAGTTGGGCGATATCACAAAGCACTATGCATCGCGTGAAATGTTTGAGACTGTCCTGGAACAATTCCGCAATGCGGCGGGCGATATTGTCGCCAATGGTCAAGCGGCGGCGCAACCGGCTGTCCAGGCGTTGGGCGGTATTCTTAAATTGAGCAAGGCGGAAACGTCCAGCGTATTGGATGGACTCATGCAAACGTTGCAGCAAGACGGTTATCGTAATGAACCGTTGAGTCGCGCAACAATGGTCAATGCGGTAACGGCGGCGGCGAATAAGGCGGACGCTGACTCCGTTTCAGATTGGCAACAATTGGGGGGCAAGGTTTTGGACTTGCCCGCTAATCAATGGCAAACGGTCGCGACGGTTCCCGTTGCCATGGCCGCTTAATAACAAGACTCGATACCATCGAATTGCGCCCGCCGGGGGATCCTGGCGGGCGCTTTCTTTTGTCCCGACCGGGTTGCGCGCGCCGGCTGCAGGTCCGGTCCTTCGATGTTGTCCCGTGCAGCCGATTCGCGAGCGCGGCGGGCGTTGCGTTTTCTTATTTGCTTGTCCAGCGCCGCCATTTTTCCAGGTACTTTGGGTCCGGACGAGTCGGACTCGATACCTTGGCGGGCGTTTATCGGCCCCCATTTTTATCAATTCGAGTCGATATCGACGGTTTTCGGTCGATTCGTTCTTATCAGTGAATCCTGGCGCGGGAGCCGCGCCTCCTGTCCAGGGCAAACCGTATGGCGGGCAATGGTGCCCG